GGGTTAGACTAAAAAACTAGCCCCCCACCAAAAACGAACTATGTCAACTTTTGAACTTATTGGACAACTTCCAAAATCAGATAGAGATGAAATTTTAAGGATTTTAGCTATTGATAGTAGTAAAAGAACATCTCAGGAAACCAACTTTTTAACAGCAAGATTACCTTATCAAACTAATGAAGTTGTGCGTTATGGGGAAAAAACTGATCTTGATGATGAAAGCGGTTTGATCTTAGAAGCGGAAGGAAATTCTTTACCTACCGGATATGCTGGATTTAAGGTAGGTGCGTTCTTCCGAGACTTAGATAAAACTGGAAATAATTTGTATCTTAATACTGGAACTGAAGATTCAGCAGTATGGTCGCTTGTAGGATTTCAAGTTCCGTCAGCCTCTCCATCACTTAGTGAATCTTTATCACCAAGTCTTTCACCGTCTCTTTCTTCGTCAGCTTCGGTGAGTCCTTCACTTTCGTCATCTTTGAGTCCTAGTTTGTCAGAGAGTCTGTCACCTTCTTTATCACCTAGCCTTTCGTCATCTTTAAGTCCGTCAACTACACCAAGTCAGTCGGAAAGTTTAAGTCCGTCTCTTAGCCCGTCGAGTACAGAAAGTGGTACTCCATCTGCAAGTCCGTCACTCAGTCCATCAGCAACAACAAGTGCTTCACTCTCACCAAGCCTTTCGCCAAGTTTGTCAGCCAGTTTATCAGCGAGTTTAAGCCCATCATTATCACAATCGCCTTCTCTATCACCATCATTGTCACCAAGCTTATCAGCTTCTCTTTCTTCATCTTTAAGTCCATCAGCTTCGACCTCACCGAGTTTATCAAAGAGTTTGTCACCATCACTATCGCCAAGTTTGTCAGCCAGTTTATCACCATCACTATCGGCAAGTTTATCAGCAAGTTTGTCACAATCGCTATCGCCATCAGTAACAGCGAGTGCATCACTTTCTCCAAGCTTATCGCCATCAGTAACAGCGAGTGCATCACCAAGTTTAAGTCCTTCACTAAGTTCAAGTTTGTCAGCCAGTTTATCACCGTCATTAAGCGCATCTCTTTCACCGAGTTTATCTTCAAGTTTATCAGTAAGTTTAAGCCCATCACTAAGTTCAAGTTTGTCACCGAGTTTATCAGAATCACTATCGGCAAGTTTATCAGCATCATTATCTTCGAGTTTAAGTCCATCAGCCAGTCAGTCGCCATCACACAGTATTTCACCTTCTCCATCTGGCTCAGTCAGTCCGTCACTATCTCCTTCCCTTTCTCCGTCAACTTCGGCCAGTTTGTCAGCTTCACTTAGTCCTTCTTTGTCAGCCAGTTTAAGTCCTTCCCTGTCACCGAGCGCAAGTCCGTCGCCAAGCCCTTCACCATCATTATCGCCTTCGCTTTCTCCAAGCGCCTCGCTCAGTCCTTCTGCCTCAGTCAGTGCGTCTGACTCACCAAGTCCGTCCTTTCCATTTTAAGATTGACATTTAATATCAAGTGGGTATAATATATACACATGCTTTCAATTATAATTCCCTCCCGTAGCGAACCCTATCTTCATAAAACCACATTAGATATACTCAAAAAAGCAAAAGGAGATATCGAGATTATTATTATCCTTGATGGGTACTGGGAAAAAGCTGAACTTATAGTTAATGATAAACGAGTGCGATATATCCACTATTCAACACCAAAGGGAATGCGGAATGCTATAAATATGGGTGTTGAGGTTGCAAAGGGAGAATATATTTTAAAGTGTGATGCTCATGTTATGTTTGCTGAAGGGTTTGATACGCAACTTGTTGCCGACCATCAGCCTTACTGGGTGGTAGTACCTCGTAGATATGCTCTTGATCCAGTTAAGTGGGAAATCATACCCAACCCCAAGTACCCGATAGACTATATGTATCTTGATAGCGAACTTCATGGTGTTGAGTGGAGAGAAAAGAATCAGATAACCGATACTTTACCTAAAATAGACGAGCTTATGAGTAGTCAAGGTAGTTGCTGGTTTATGACTAAAGCTTACTATAAAATGCTACGTTTACTGGATGAGGAGAAGTATGGTATGTTCTGGAATGAATTTCAGGAGATAGGACTTAAAACATGGACTTATCAAGGCAAGGTAATGGTTAATAAGAATACTTTTTATTCCCATTGGCATAAGACCGAGACAAGAGGGTATTCGTTAGATAGAGCCGACCATGAGAAGGCTATTGCGCAGGTTGAGAAGTGGAAAACTAACATGGCATGGTTAGAACAGCAAAGACACCCTTTATCGTGGCTTATTAATAGATTTTGGCCTGTTCCCACTTGGGATAAAAGCTATGCGGATAAATCTATAATTGATGAAGAGGTTATGTTTTGGAAGAAATGGTTAGCTGGGGATAGAGGGAAACGTCATGCAAGACTTAGACCACTAAATAAAGAAATAGTTGAGATGATTGGTGATAAGAAAGAGGTTAATATTGCCGATATAGGAAGTGGCCCTGTATCAATGATAGGATATACCTGCGAGGGGGTTAAGATCAATTATGTACCTTCTGACCTTTTAGCTGAGGAGTACAAAAAGCTATATGAATTCCATAAACTTTACCCGCCAGTAATTCCCGAATATCAAGACATGACGGCTCTTACCTATAAAGATAAGACTTTTGATATAGTTCATTGCCGTAATGCCATAGATCATTCTTTTGACGCTTACAAGTCGGTTTCCGAGATGGTTAGAGTGTGTAAAAAGGGTGGCTATGTGTATTTGTGGCATTTTGAGAAGGTGGCCAAGATGATGGGGTATACCGGAATGCACCAGTGGAATATTGAACTAGCCGAAAATGGTTTAGGATTAGATTGTTCTTTTTATAGTAGAGAGGAACAGTTTTGGTTATCGGAGTTCGGGGAATGGGAACATAAGGAACTGGCATTAAGTCATAATGTTATAGTTTCTAAATTACACAAATGATTTCATTCTTTAATAACGGTGGTGGATCGGGAGAAATAAGAGGAAGGCAGATTGCTACTTATCTAAAAGCAAAGTTAAGTCCGAAGCAAGGGTATGAAAATGATGTATGTATTTATGTTAAATGTGTTCCGCCTCCAAACTACCCAAAGAAAACTTATATAGATGTATTGGAGGACTCTATGGGGTTGCGGTGGGTAAAGACTCATCCTGAGGTAGGTATTATCGCCTCATCCAAATCAATCTATAATCATCTAAGTAAAGAACTACCTAATAAAATTATCTTGATACCTCAACACCATTGTAATTTTGAAAGAGAGGTTAGGTCAAGAAAGAAAATAGATACAGTTGGAATTATAGGAAATGAAGCAGTATTTCAGTTTCCATTAGGTGAGTTTGAGGCGAGTTTGAATTTAATAGGATTGAAATTACTAACATTTATAAAAAAGAAATTCAAATATCGTGAAGAAGTAGTAGATTTTTATAAACGAATAGATATTCAAGTTGTATGGAGACCCAATAGTGATGGAGTTCTCCGTAATCCTCTTAAATTAGTTAATGCTATGTCCTACGGAATACCAACAGTTGCTTATCCTGAAACGGACTTTGTTGAAGAGTTAGGTGATTATTTTATACCGGCTACTACTATTGATAAATTACTTTTTGGAATTCAATGGTTTAAGGATAATGAAGAGATTTATAACTCATGGTCTAAAAACATATTTAAAAAAGCCGAAGAATATCATATTGAGAATATTTCTAAGTTATACTTAAATTTATGATAAAGCGACTAAGTATTGTTTACTACACGCCAAATTATAAAGACGAAACATTTGCCGAGAATATTCGTCAACACTTACTTAAAACGATAGGTAATACTCCTCTTATCAGCGTTTCACAAAAACCCCTCAAATTTGGGCAAAATATCTGCGTAGGAGACATAGGAAGGTCAGTTGCCAATGTTTACAAGCAGATGCTTGTCGGTTGTAAGGCGGCAAAGACCGATTATGTAGGAATGGCGGAAGATGATACTCTATACCCGGCAATCCACTTTGATGAACACTATTTACCGCCACTTGATACTTTTGCCTACAATTTCAGCCGGTGGTCTATCCCTACTTGGATTAAACCGCCTGTTTATGTAATTACTCAAAGACTTTGTAATTCAAACCTGATAGCTCCGAGAAAATTACTAATAGAGTTAATTGAGAAAAGACTTAAAATAGATAAAGGACAAAGTAAATTATGGAGTGAGCCGGGAAAACATGATGCCGAGTATGGATTGGGAGTTTATAAGACTCGTTGGTTTGTAACAACTCCGACTATTTCATTTATCCATGAGGAAGCATTAGGTTTTGATTTTTTAGGTAAGAGGAAGAAGATTAATCCGATGAGGGCTTTTGATATTCCCTATTGGGGAAAGGTGTCAGAAATTTATAAACTATATGAAAGTAACTAAGAACGACATTACAATCGTATATTATACGAGTAATCAACTTGAAAAAGACAACCCATATTTTCTTAGCAATACCAAGAAACAACTGCTAAAAGCAGTGGCAGACTTCCCTATCGTGTCAGTATCACATAAACCGATTGACTTGGGAACTAATATTTGTCTTGGAGATATAGGTAGGTCTCATCTTAACCTTTATAAACAAATCCTTATAGGAGCAAAAGCCTCTAAAACTAAGTATATAGCGTGTGCCGAGGATGATATTTTCTATTCTTATGAGCATTTTCATCAAGAGTTACCAAGAGGTGATTATTTTCTTTACGATATGAATAAATGGTCGATATTCACTTGGACTAAACCTCCGCAATATACATATCGGGATAGATTAGTAGTTAACCAACTTATCGCTCCAAGAGACTATTTAGTTGAGGCGTTGGAGGAAAGGTTTGCGAGGGTTGAGGAATTGAAGAAAACTAAAAGTGAGGCAGATATAATTAAGTATTGGGGAGATCCCGGCCGTTATGAAAAGTATTTAGGAGTTAAGGTGCGGGAAGTCAAACACTTCTTTTCATCAGTTCCTTCGATTGTCTTTACTCATGAGTCAGCGTTTGGTTATCTTAATCACAGTAACCGTAAAAAATTAGGTAATCCAAAAGCCTATGATATTCCAGTATGGAATAGAGCTGAGGATATTTTGAAACTTTATTATGATCCAAATACCGCCTGAAAGTTATATCGGAACGGTAGAAAATCCGTATCATGCCAAAATAACTATTGGTAAATATACCAGTATTGCTAACGGTCTAAAAGTTATTACAGCCTCTCACCCGTCTTTAACAGATGATACTGTTTCAAATTATCCTTTTGCTGAAAAAAAAGGATGGGATTATCCTAAGTGTAGGATTGGAGGGAAAGTTTATATAGGTAATGATGTATGGATTGGAGAGAATGTCACTTTAGTTGGCGAATTAGTAATAACAGACGGAGCGATAATAGGAGCTGGTTCGGTAGTTGCTAAGAATGTAGAACCTTATTCAATAGTAGTTAGTAATCCGGCCAGGATAATCAGATATAGATTTTCTTATGATCAAATAAGATCTCTTTTGAAAATTAAATGGTGGGATTGGCCGTTTAACACAATAAAAGAAAGGATAAAAGATTTTATTTATATTGATGATTTTATTGAAAAATATGAATAAACAAAAAGAACTTTGGAATAAATTAGCTAAAGATAATTCAAAGTATTATGTGGCTTCTTATAAAGGAAAAGGAATAACCAAGGAGGATTTTATAGAAAGTGGGAGAGAAGATTATAAAAATTTAATTTTGAATGATGAACTTATAGAAAAGAACGGTATTATTTTAGAAGTTGGTTGTGGAATTGGAAGAATGACTCAATTTATGAGATATGATTTCAATAAAGTAATAGGGATTGATATTTCAGGTAAAATGATACAACAGGCTAAAGAACGATTAAGGGGAGCAGAATTTATTGAAACTGATGGAGAAACAATTCCTCTACTTTCAAATTCTATAGACTTTGCTTTTTCTTACTTGGTATTCCAACATTTCAAAACTAAGGAGATGATAGAAGCTAATTTTAAGGAAGTTTATCGAGTTTTGAGAAAAGGGGGAGTATTTAAAATTTTAGTAAGAGCTGATAAAGTTGATATTGGTACTTGGTGGGGTGGTGTTGATTGTGATGAAAATATAGCTATTGATCAGGGGTTTAAACTAATGAAAAAAGAAAAAGTTAAAAGTTATGGCCTATGGCTATGGTTACAAAAATGAAAAACAGAATAGAACTGGCTCAATATTTTGCTAAGTTAGGATTAAAAGTAGGGGCTGAAGTAGGAGTTGCTGATGGAAGGTATTCAGAAGTGCTTTGTCAAAATATTCCCGGATTAAAACTTTATTGTGTCGATCCATATATTGCTTATGATGAAAACTCTCAGGATGGAAACCAAGTACAGCAGGATAAATGTAGGGATTTAGCTTGGGGAAGGCTTCATAAGTTTGATGTGACTTTCCTTTATAATTTAAGTATTGATGCTTTGGATCAAGTTTATGATAATAGCCTTGATTTTGTCTATATTGACGCTAATCATAAGTTTGATTATGCGATTATGGATATTATCGGTTGGAGTCGAAAGGTTAGGTTGGGCGGTATTGTTTCTGGCCATGACTATTGGAATATACGGGATTTTGGAGTTAAGGATGCGGTTGATGTCTATACTAAGTCTCACAATTATAAACTTAATGTAATACCGGGTGAGAAGAGTCGGAGGCTTAGTCAAGCCGCTCCGAATTGGTGGTTTGTAAAATAGTGTTGACAAATAAATAAATGAGGTGTATATTTTACTTATATGAAAGATTTAATGTCGAAAGAAATGATTAGAAAAAATAAGCAAATTAAAGCTTCTAATCTAAAAATGGAGAAGAATATTGATGAAGTTATTAAATTTTTTGAATTAGAGGAAAATATAAAACAATTTTTAAATAAAGCAATATTAAAACAAAAAAGGTATACACCTGATCTTAATGAACTTGCAAAAGAAATTGTAAATAAAGAAATAATTAAATGTCTTAAACCCGAAATATTACAAGAACTCTTAAAAAATATTGTAGAAAATGTAGTAAGTAATATTGCTTATGAAATATTTATAAAAAAAATGAATGAATTAAAAGAAGAATATCAGGAAAAAATTTCCGAAATTTAATATCATGATTAGAAAGAACTTCTGGTTAACCAATGACCAATTCAGATTTCTTCGCAAATTAGAAGGTAACGTCTCAGAACACGTGAGACGAGCAATTGATGAGTATATTACAAAATTAAAAATTGACTTGCTTAATGTAAGCAGATCACCATCTAAATAATATGGGTATAAGTCCAGTAATAAAAAAGGTTGCTCCATTTATGACTTTTCCTGAAGCTATGGCTAAAATCATAGCAGGTTATAAAGTTACACGTTTAGAATGGAATGATGAAAATGCATATGGTATCCGTAAGGATGCGCTATTACAAATTCATACTAAGGGAAAATTCCATCAATGGATGATTAGTGACGGGGACATGTTGCAAAATGATTGGAAAGTAATTGAGGAAAATAAGGCGAATTAACTATGACTGTTACCATAATTGGATCAACTAAAACAGAAATGGATGTAATTTTATCTTATTATGCTGGTTTCGTAGACGGTGAAGGATATATAGGTATAAAAAAATATATCAGAAAAGATAAAGGTTCAGAAAAATTTAGTCCATCTTATTCAGAAAGAGTTTCTATTGGTGGAATAAATGAATTATCTATTAAAGCATTTAACGATCTTGTTATTGGAAATATCCATTATAAAAAGCCATCTAAACTAAATGAAAGAGGATTTTGGAATTGGGAAGTTAGTGAAAATAAGGCAAGAATATTTTTAAAAATGATTTTACCTTATCTAAAAATAAAAAGATTAGATGCAGAACTCGTTTTAGCTCTTGGTAAGAATAAATTGAAAAATAAGAGCAAACCTGTGTCAAAAGAAGATAATGAATTAAGAGAAAGTTTATATATTTTATTAAAAAAAGTTCATCACTATTCTTATGAATAAAATAGGAATAATTGGAGGAAATGGTTTTGTTGGTAAAGCGATGCAAAAGTTATTTCCCAATGCTTTAGTTTTTGGTAGGGATGCTAAACAATCAGAAATAGACTCTTGTAACGCTGTTTTTGTTTGTGTTCCGACTAACTTTAATGGATACGATTTAGATACTTCAATAATAGAGGATATTGTTAAAAAATGTAATTCTTCTCTTATAATTATTCGTTCTACTTTAAATCCCGGAACTGCCGATAGATTAGAAATAAAATATCAGAAAAATATTTGTGTAGTCCCTGAGTATGTTGGAGAGACTATTGCTCATCCCTTACTTGATGAAAAAGCAAGACCATTTTTAATTATTGGAGGAAGTCCTAATAATAGAGAAAAAGTAATAGATCTGTATCAATCAGTATATAACGCTAATATAAAAATTCGTCAAGTATCTAATTATCAAGCAGAAGTAATTAAACTTATGGAAAATCGTGCTATTGCCTTCAAAATGATGCAGTGTCAAGAAGCCTATGATGTAATAGAAAAAGCCAAAGCATTAGGACATGAAGTTGATTATTATGAAACTATACAAGCAGTTTATTCTGATGATCCCCGTTTCAATTTATGGTTTACTTTCGTCTATCCCGACAAGCGTGGTTTTAATAATTCCAAATGTCTCAAAAAGGATGTCCCAGCGTGGTGTGCCTTTGCCGAGAACGTAGGATATAAACCTGTATTAACGAGAGCATTAGTTACGAGAAGTAACGAATATGAATTATATGGCGAATAAAATTTTACTTACCGGTGGTTCTGGTTTACTTGGAACTGAACTCCAAAAACATATTAAATGTGACGCTCCTTCACACGATACATTAGACATCAACAAACCGTTTGAAAAGAAAGACTACGATCTAATTATCCACTCGGCAGGATATACCAATACTACACTTGCCGAAACGGATAAATTTAAGTGTTTTTTTGTCAATGTGTTTGGAACTTATAGTCTGTTAAGGCATTATTCAGATATTCCTTTCGTTTATATATCCACGGAGTATGCTAAAAACCCTGTTAACTATTATAGTGAGACAAAATTAGCTGGTGAAACAGTAGTCAAGGCAATGGCAAAAAAATACCTCATCATAAGGACACTATTCAAGCCTTATCCCTATCCCTTTGAACGGGCATTTACCGACCAAATGACGCAAGGGGATGACGTAGTAGTTATAGCAAAATTGATAGCAAAAGCGATAAAAAGATGGAATAGGGAAAGTAAAACCATTTATGTTGGAACTGGCAGGAAGACCTTGTTTGAGTTGGCTAAAAAAAGCCGTCCTGATGTCAAACCTAACACTACGATTGAATGGTCAAAAGTTACAGGAGTTAAATATCCAACAGACTTTTTATGAATAGTGACGATGATGATTATTATGAATATGATTGGGAAGTTAAAAACAGATGAAAAAAATTAAATTAACTCAAAATAAATTTGCTTTAGTTGATGATGAAGATTTTGAGTGGTTAAATCAATGGAAGTGGTTTCTTTCTTGGAATGGATATGCAATAAGAAAACAACATATAAGAATTAGTTTAAATAAATATAAATCTAAAACAATCAGGATGCATCGTCTAATTAATAAAACTCCTGATAATTTGTTTACCGATCATATAGATAGAGATAAACTTAATAATCAGAAAAATAACCTAAGAACTGCAAATAAAAGTATTAATTCTATTAATAGGGATAGAAATAAAAATAATACTTCAGGATATAGAGGTATATATTGGGATAAATTTAATAAAAAATGGAGATCTGAAATAAAAATTAATGGAATAAAAATTAGTTTAGGTCGTTATATTGATATTGAAAATGCATTATTAGCTCGTAAAAAAGGTGAGGAAATATACCATGCAATATGATCTCGCAGTTATCATTCCCGGAAGAAATGAAGAATTTATATCTAAAACTGTTGAAGGTGTTTTAAAAGCTAAACGAGGAAACACTGAAGTTATAGCGGGGCTTGATGAAACTTGGGCAAATCCTCCCTTAGAAGATCACCCTGACTTAACAATAATTCATTATTCTGAATCAATAGGTCAAAGAGCAATGGGTAATAGATGTGTTAGTTTAACAAAGGCTAGATTGATAATGAAATTAGATGCTCATTCAATAGTAAGTGAAGGATTTGATATTGAGTTATTAAAAGGTTTTGAAAAATTAGGGAAAGATGTTGTTCAAGTTCCTGTTCTTTATAATCTTCATGCTTTTGATAGAGTTTGTCCTAAATGTAAACATAGAATATATCAAGGGCCTGAACCTATTAATTGTGAAAAATGTGGAACGACAATGACAAGAGAGATGATTTGGAAACCAAGATTTAATCGAAAAAGTGAATTTTATCGTTTTGATACGACTTTGCATTTTCAGTACAATGGTATAAGGAAGAAAAAGGTGTCCAATGATGAAATTTATCCTGAAACAATGTCAATTCAAGGTAGTTGTTTTGTGGTAAGTAGAGAAAAATATTGGGAATGGAATTTAGGTGATGAAAATTATGGTTCATGGGGAAATCAAGGCAGTCAGGTGGCTTGTTCTGCTTGGCTTTCAGGAGGACGGGTAGTAACTAATAGGAAATGTTGGTATAGCCATATGTTTCGTACCCAAGGCGGATCATTTGGCTTTCCTTATCCCCAGTCAGGCAGACAGGTTGAAAATGCCCGTAAGTATAGCCGCAAATTATTCATAGAGAATACTTGGAGTAAACAAATATATCCGCTTAGTTGGTTGATTGAGAAGTTTAGACCATTAAATAATGGTGCGAAAAATGGAGTTCCCGACTGGCATGACACGGAGGGTAAAAAGATGTTGGATTATGTCAATAAAAAAGGAATAGAATTTTATGAAAGACATCCTAAAATTACAGCTCGATTATCAGAAAGACAATTAAATACTCTTGGAAAATTACAAAAACCATCAGTAGGTATTCTCACCTTCTCCGACTGTTCAACAGATGAGTCAATCCTTGCTCCTTGCCGAAAACAATTAGTAAAAGCGGTGGAAGGACTACCAATAGTCA